ACTGTTACAGTGTCAGAAGCTCCAGCTGCCAACTGTAATTGGTTAAAAACTACTATATAGAATGTACCTAATGTATTAATTTCAAAAACGTTGCTATTAGTTAAATCTATGTAGGTTTGTGGACTATTGTATGGAATTTTCAATATAGAACTAGTATTTGCATTCGGAAATAAATGCAAACATGGATTTATTGTAGCAGATGAAAAATTATTAATAATACCTGTTTCAACTTGAGTGGATGAAAGAGGTATAAAAACGCCTAATAATTTCCCTTGGTGGAAAGGTGTTCCTGTAACTTGAACTCGAAGTTCAATATCACCACGCCAATATGTAAACACATTGAATGGTGTTGTTGTTATAGTATTAACCAGTAATCCCTTTGGTATGGGTATACTAGCTATCACTGTATGTGGAGTTGCAGTACTTTTCCAAGCATAGGAATTTATTAAGGAAAATCTTTCAATCATGCTAGATAAAGTCCATGGAATTTCTTGTATCGGATCATCTTCAGGAGACAAGAAAGTATCAGGACTAGGTTTTGAGGCTATATTGGAAATCGGACGAGTGGACATTATAACTCCATAAGAGTTATCTTGGGACGTATTGCTTGCAGAAGTATCATTTATTGTAATTGAATTCATGGTTAATTTAAAAAGAAGTCATCATGTCAATTAAATACATTTAAAGGGAGGTGACTGAATTAAATTCCGCCCTATTTAAAATTATCTAAATAAAGTTCTACGTAATCGTCATTGTTGTAAATGTCAATCAAATAATCATTAGTTAAGGGTAAAAAATCGAAACTAAACTGGTTACAATAATCTATTATATGTTTAACCTCAAGCGCGTAAACATCTTCGTGGAGAAACAATTCTCGTTGAGCATTATGAAGTTTAATCTTCGTAAGCTCTTCATTCCTAAAATCATCCTTAACAAAATTAAGAGTTGATTTAATGGTCTTCAATGCCAGTGGGGCAACAATTTGTTGTAATTGTTGATGAAATCGAAAAGATCGTTTAAGAAATGTACACTTATAAATTGAGCGAGTGGAATAATCCCATTCACCCTTTTCACCAGGTGTATATTCTAAACCTAACAATTTCATTTCCGCTGAAACTGATGGACCATTGAACCAATCCTTAATCCTGTCAGAAACTCCAGTCAAACCG